TAAGGGTCTTGACTCGTCAGCCATCTGCTCTTCGAGCCAGTCCTTTGTTTTGACCTGTGCATTCAAGCCGACCCAACGTAGGTCTTCTTGATCATCAGTGATTCTGATCCATTTCTCTTCGTTCCAGAACTGCTTGATCCTTGCCCAGATCTGACGGTATATCCGCTTCTCTAACCCGTTCAAGAGAGCAAACTGCCTGTTCAACTCAATTGTGCCAGCTTGCTGTAATCTATCGATTGCTTTACCTGACAGGTCACCTGACTGTCTTTGACCCGCTAACTGCGCGTTAAATCCAATCGCGTCAAGCTCCGCTTTTGCATCGATATAGAGGTTCAGTTGACCTGCCGCCATATCGCTCGTAGGTAGCATCCCGAAATCTTTACCAAACTCTTCTCCTTGGAACTCAACGTGGCCATCAGGTTTGGCCAGTTCTCGTTTAGCTCTGGCAACGTCTTTAACAGATCCCTGTCTACCAAATGTCTGTCTGTTCCCCAAAAGGTGTAGCGCCTTGGACCGTCTATGGTTAATCTCGTCCTGACCGTCAATATAGCCTCTGACCTCACCATAGCGATTGTTCTGTCTATCAACATTTGCGCTCACTGCCTCTATAATACAAGTTGGCTCACCGTCATCATCTAGGAATGGAGACTCTTGGGCAGCGACCAGTTCAACATCACCGGAAAATATTACATAGTGCCAGACACCATTCTTGATAAAGAAGTGATATGCGACCTTGACCCGATTCTTATCTTTTTGATACCAATTTGGGCGGTCAGCGAATGTCTCGTCAATGCTTATGTCGCTCTCGAACTCTGTTATATCGTCAAGTTTGACATTCGGGAACATCTCTTTGACCTGATCTGCACCAAGCCACATAATCATGCCCAAGAACCGTGCATCGGAAAAATCTTTTTCTCTGGAGTGTGGGTCAAAGTAAAAACGGTCCCAAGGAATCTGTTGAACCCGAATCTCTACTTCGCCATTCTTCTTCTGTTTAACGTCAGTGATTGATGCGCCAGTACCTTCGATCCAGAAATCCTCGGCTATATCAACCTTGACATTATCAAAGTCATTATTGTCAGCAACATAACGCAAACCATCAGTGATGACATGGGCAGACTCCTCGTGTTTCGCTGTTCTGGGATATGCTTTTGGGTCAACCTTACGCAGATTGTATAGGCCCATCAGACCCTCTACCTTTGGCTTGATACGGTTAACCACAATAGGAGCTTGGCCTCTGGCTTTAAGCTTTGTGACTTCGTGAGCCGTCCACTGCTTGTGATCGAAATAGTCTCTATCGCGTTCAGAGAGGCGTCTAGCATCAGCAGTGTCTGTGAGATACTTCTGTATGCTTTCCTGATGTATTTTAGTCTTTGACATCTATTAGTCCTTCAAAAAGGCTTCCATCTTAGCGATCTTGTCCTCGTATTTACTCTTTAGTGCAGCAGCCTCGGTTTTCATGACAGCAGCGTCTGCCACCATCTTATCAGCCTCTTGTTTCTGCTTCTTGATCTTGACCTCTTCGACTTTTACAAAGTCGTTATAAGCCTTTAGAGCTTGGTCAACGGAAACTTTAGTGCTTTTGTGTTCTTTTTGTTCTGCGCGAACCTGAACCAATAGCTCTTCTGTAGCCTCTTTAGCCTCTTCAGCATCGATCTTGAATTTCTCAAGCTTTGTTTCAAGTTTGGTCAGCTTTAGGCGCTCTGCTTTGGATTCAGCGGCGATCTCTTTATGCTTATCATTGGCCTCGTCAAGTTCAGCCAGCTTACGATCAACCATCTCGATGATTTTCTTCTTTTCATCTTTGGTAGCTGCTTTGGCCGCTAACTCTTTGATTGCTTTCTTCATAGTATTTCCCTTATTGCAGTTTCAAGCTTACTAACCTTTTTGTCGAAATCGTCTTTATTCTCTTTGTGGCGCTTGATTCTCTTAACGAGATCTGCGGCCTCTTTCTCAAGATCTTTAGAAGCTTTTCTGACCTCAGCGGCCTCTTTTTTAAGCTCGGCCTCTTTAGTCTTCAATTCTTTCTTTTTAGCAACCATGTAATCATGGAAGTTTCCTTTTCTGGCATTTAGGAGACTAAGACCTTCTTTTGTCTCTTTATCTTTTTCACCAAGTTCAGCCATGAGCTCGTGGAAGTTGTTCTTCTCAACCTCCACCTCTTCCCTGTCTCTAGTAATTTTATTCTGGATCTTTCTGATCTCAAGCTTTTCTTCTTTAATCTTAGAGGCAAGACGAGAGCTCTCGATGACTTTCTCTTCGTATTCCTCTATAGCTTCGGTAACCATATCATGGAGTTTCTTCAAACCCTTCTTGTCGGTTGCTACGTCTTTAAGCGTTTCTTTGAATGTTTTTGCCATTAATTTGCTTTCCAGCCGTCTGTGTTGTCATCGAGCATACCATAACCATCGTGGTCTATCATGGTTTCCAGCCTCATTGTACGTGGCCCGAACGCCTGATCGAGCAAACGACCAAATAGACCACAGACATCTACCTTATCATCAAATTTACCATTAGGGAAGAGCAACAATTGAGTAATCAAGGCTTCGCCCCATGGCGTGTTGGGGATATGGACTTTCCCCTGTGATGCAAGCGCCTGAAAAGACCTAGCGTTGGCCGCTTTGTTCTTGTTCGAAACCATCCACTCTGTTCTAAAATAACAGCATTGGGATTTCATCTCTCTTTTCAGGAAGGGTTCAATAGATCTTCGGATAGGTCCACCCTCTGCGACCCATGTGTAGGGTTCATGATCTTCCACGAGTCTTAGCTCCTCGTCAATCCACACATCAGGGGCCGTTTGTCCACTCCACCAGTCTACAATCCACAGATCTTCCTGCTTGTCGAAACCAGCGACCCCATGCTCCGTAAAATCACCTCCCCCATCAGTAACGGCGTAATCGGACGCGCCGTAGTTTACTAAATCCTTCGGTTGCGAGCCAAGGTCGAACCTCTGGAACCAATCCCTCTTGAAGAAGTCTCCGTCTTCTGGGGATGGATCTTGCATCATCTGACCCGCAAACGTTCTCGGATCAGCCCTTTGTTCAATCTTTAGGTCGTCTAAGCTATGTTTAAAGGGCCAAAGGGCTTGCCCGTTATATATAGCTGGTAATTTTAGGTGGAAAAACTCTTCGCCCATGCCCCCGTTGATTACAAAACCAGACATATCGTCCTCGTGAAGACGCTGCATGATTAAAACTATGGGGGTTTTGCGCGGGTTATTCCTCCGTGACTTAATGGTTCCGTTTAAGCGGTCATTGACACGCTTTCTTTCGTTCTCTCTGTCGGCATCATCTACCTTGATCGGGTCATCGATGACTATAGCGCCAGCAAATTCATCGCTCTCTGTGGAGCCAGCACCAAAACCTGTTATGGCGCCACCAGCAGCAGTTGCGTACAACCCACCACCTTCTGTAGTATACCATTTTTTCTTACTTTGGCTATCTGTTTTTAGCTCAATCGGCCACATTTCTTGATATTCATCTGACATAACCAATTCTTTGGCTTTACCACTGTTATCCAGAGCCAGATCGTCAGAATATGATAAGTGGATAAATTTAGCCTTGGAATTTCTGGCCATACAGAAAGCCACCCAGTTTATGACGGCCATCTCCGTCTTACCGTATCTTGGTGGAATGTTGATGAGGAGGTTTTTGATTTCTCCCGACTCAACCTTGGCCAGTGCATCAGCAATCGCCCTATGGTGCCAGTTTTCAATGAACTTATCACCACGGACTTCGAAAAAATACTTTGTAAACTCAATCAGATCTCCCTGAAGGTCTCTCTTCAGTAATTTCTTCTCCGCTGACTTCAATAGCTGTGAGAGCTCTAACTCCGTTAACGAATTCTTCAAGTTGGTCGTCATTGATATTATCCAATATTGCGTCTATCGCACTGGTTTCCGTTTTATGGACCTGCATTTGTTTAGGAACCAGTGACGCTACCATCCTAACATATGCAACAGGGTCTGTTTCGCGGCAATTCTCTACAGCCTTCTTACCGTATTTCTCAAAATCGTCATGTAGGGTCTTTAAAAACTTTTCGTTGATCTTCGAGCGGTTACCCTTACCCCGCCCCTTAGGGTTCAAAACCTGACCTTTCTTGATCAGGTGGTCGCCCTTACCTTCCATGATCTTACGAGACATCAGTCTGGGGTTACCATGTCTGTCTATGATCTTAACGTGCTTCTCTGGATCGTAAACAGTGTTACCCTTCTGTTTAGGACGGAGCTTTTTCTTCTTTGGTGCTGGTTTTGGTCCCAAATCAATGGTTTTCTCTTTAACCACGGCAGGGCCAATTCTCTTCTTCTTCTGTAGCTTTGGTCGTTCTTTCTTACTCAATGAATACACCATAATCATCTGTTGATAAGTCAGGATCCTTGGCCAGTATATCAAGATATAAAATATACGTCTCTGTACCAGTCTCGGGAAGCCTGTCCACTTTTAACCGTCCAAGTAACCGCGGTCACAGTGTTGTTATCCTCGGCCCACGGGCTAAAATCGAGGCTATATGACTTCACAGCGTCCTTAAACGAAACATCACTTAGTTTCTGGGGATTGTTCTCAGCCGTTATATAGAATTCAGTCGCCATTTACTTTATCGCCCCAAATAGGTTTTTTTTATAAACATCACGCATCCGCCGCAGTATCAATGAAATAACCAGCAGGAACCGCAATATCGATGTCCTGATCGGCCTTTAACAGATAATTACCATCCGTATTAGCAGTGCAAGCTGCTAAAGCCGCCGTTGAGCCAATCTTATACCAAAAAGCCGTGCCATTCGAACTAATGTTCACCATAGCAGTCTTACCATCCATCGCAGCCGAAGCCACACCAATATCCAAAACCTGTGATGTTACAGGCATACCATATATCGGGGCTACCACTCCATTAGTCTCATATGTCTGGGGACCGTATTCGGAAATTATTACTTCGTCAGCCATTTAATTCTCCTATTTGTGAGTAGTCTATCATTCAAACAAAATCAAATCAACACTAACAACATGATTTCTATATCTTACTTTACTAATGTAGCCCCAGTTTTTTGGTGCGCGATGGGAGAGGGGCTAACACACTCCCCAGCTCCCGCTTTCCCGCCCCATACCCCCCCTTGTTCATCTGATACATACACAACGCTACGTATCGTATTGATATTGCACGTACATTAGAGTGTACTGTACGTATGAAACGCAACGTATCGTATCGTTACTACTCTGTAATGAGAACAAACCATGAACCATGTGATACGAACCGTATCGTATCTATATGTTATGTATAATACTAATGAACCAGTGAACACTTTAGACATAATACCGTTTCATTATGAGAATATGCATGGTAAATGTGTGACATAAAAGACACATGCCTCTCCTTGGGCCATGGAGCCTCGCTGATGCGTTCTAGCTATCGGACGGTAGATTGTACCTAAAAGAGATTACACGCGATTTTGGCCTAGGCTATGGCTTTCTATTAACTAGGTTCAAACCATGCGAATGGACCATATAAAACATGTCTTATACATACGTCCTTTTTATTCCCTATGAATTTATTTCAATCCTTTATCTAACAATATCAAACACTTATCGATTAAAAAAAGCCATTTGAAATAAAATAAAAGAATAAACGCTAATAATATCAATGACTTACTATTTAATTATTTTATTACAAGCCATTTGGCGTTTTTATCTTATTCCTATCTTGTTACGTAAACTCATACATAATATATGTATATATATATAAATAAATAAATAAATTAAATATATATACCTGTAAGCCTTACTGGATAAGGGCTGGAATTTATTACAAATGTCTGAAATAAAATGAAATAAAATAAATAAATTTAAACCATTGAAATCATTACATAAAACAGTGATATGGGATAAAAAAGGAAAAAAAGTGATAAAAACTATTGTGTTTTATTCATTTATGAATTAATCTGATTACAGTGAAACATTACATAAAGGAAAGACAATGAAAAAAGCACGTATTGAATTAAACCAGTTTGAGTTAGGCGCAATGTATGACGCTGTTAATGATAAAATATGTACATTGCATAATAAGGATGAAAGCGAATGGCTTCTAGACTTGCTACGCAATGTTAATTCAAAACTGTATGCTGCAGAAAAACGCGCTAAACGTTAAAAACTCAATTTTGAAAGGTTTTATATAGAGCCATGTTTCGGCATGGTTCAATTGTGAAACTTAAGAAAAGGAATTAAGACAATGACATATAACATTATAAAAGACGCACCAAGTAAAGGTCTGGCCGCTTTATCTAATCGATATCAGGTCAAAGCCTTTAAGGATAGTGACTCCATGCATAGGTTTTTAAATAAACAGTATGATAACGCTTGGAAAGAATTACACGGCCATAACCTAAAAAGCGGCTATTATTTTAGTCAATTCGATAGGGATGGCGCGCGCTATATAAACGTAAAAGCATTGCAAGTTTAATAAGTTTCAAACCGAAACCAAGCTTGGAAACTTGGTTTTATTGTGAAACTTTAAGAAAAGGAAAAGACAAAATGAGTATGAATTTATTAACGGCTCCGGACGGTAACCCGAAACTAGCAAAAAGCTTGAAGCTAAACGTGTTAACAAGCGTATTGCATTTGGCGCCATATACGCTATCAGGCTTCAATACTTGCCCAATGGCATCCGAGGGATGCAAGAAAGCTTGTTTAAATACTGCAGGGCGTGGTGGCATTATCAAGAAAGGCGAAAAGACAAACGCTATTCAAGAGGCCAGAATAAGAAAGACAAAGCTATTTTATAATGATAGAGAAGAATTTTTCCGGTTACTGGTAAAAGATATTGAAACGGTTATCAGGAAAGCCAAACGTGAAAACTACGATAAAGTAGGAATTCGGTTGAATGGCACGTCAGACATTCGGTTTGAGTTATACAAGTTTGAGGGCTTAACAATTTTTGAACGGTTCCCTGAAGTACAATTCTACGATTACACGAAAATACATAATAGAAAGCATATCCCTAACAATTATCACCTAACCTATAGCTTGTGTGAGGATAACGATGATAGAGCGTTAATAGCTTTGGAAAATGGTTTTAATGTAGCTGCAGTTTTCAGGGATGAATTACCAGCGTATTTTCTTGGCCGTGAAGTTATCAATGGCGATGATCATGACTATAGGCCAATGGATAGAAAAGGCGTGATTGTAGGCTTAAAAGCCAAAGGCAAAGCCAAGAAAGATACAAGCGGCTTTGTACGTGATCTTGATAAGGATGCTATTATTTTAGTTACAGAGAAGGGAAAAGAGTAATGGAAACGGTTAAAAAATACACCAATAAAAAACATGGTTTAACTATTCAATTAAACCGGAATAAACAAGGCCAATTGTATGGCCGTATAACACAAGGCAAGCGTTTGGAACATATAACAGAACCGTTTGACTACGAAACACAAGGCCAACATTGGTTTAATGATGCAAAGCTAGCTTTAAAGAAGGATTAAAGACCATGAAAAGGATTATAACAAAAGAACAAGCCGAGGACCTGCAATCATTGCATTCCGGCGTTATGATAACGCAAAGCATGTCACGAGGATACAATCACGAGGACAAGCGAGAAGCTGAAAAAGCTTACAATGATTATATAAAAAGCCTTGGCCTAGATTGGAAACAAGCTGAACAAGCTTCATGGATAGTAGTTAAGGCTTGGAATAATGATGAAACGTTACCAGAAAGGATAATTTTAAAATGAAACTTAACATAAATGAAATAGACATTCTGATTGAGGCTATAAACGATCTTCTGGACCTGACAGAAAACAGTTTAAAACTTGAAAAGTACAATGGTTATAAAGACTATTTACAGGGTCAATTGGACGGCCAAGAAATAATCAAGGCAAAGCTTTTAACGCGATATAAAGAGCTTTGCGGATCAGGCATGATCAACACTAATGATGAAAAGGAACAGTAACAATGAAAGACCATATCATAATAATAGAAAACAATGACGGAACCGGAACGCCGCTAAGCCTAGATTTTTCAACATATCACGAATGCAAAGCGGCCATTGCTTGGCAAGAGAAGGGCGGATTTGATACGGATAACTTGCATATCATGCACAAGGATCAGCTTGATAGAGAAAACCTAGTGCA